TTACACATACACAAAAACAACAAAATAAACTAAAACTACAGGAATTGCGTAAGAGGAAATACCTATTAAACTCCATTTTCCTTCATCAAGAGACCAAAGAAAAATAAATAAAGTAATCATAGTAATCCCAAAAGCGCTCATCATAATATTTAATAATCCAATATTCCCCATCCCCTTTGTTCTACTTTTCATTAAAGCTAGTATATTCCTCATACAGTTAGGCCATGCTAACTCCCTTCCATCATATTTCATTTACAAATAATCTCTAGTCAAATAATGAACAATGTACGGAAAAACATCTTCATTCAACTTCGTGCTGTTACCTATCTTTATAACAAAAAGTATTTATCCTTCACGACAAACTGCCTATCAAGATACAGCCTTTAATGAAACACACTATTTTCCAAGTGAATTTTTAAGTGTGTAAGAAATAATTGCTAAATATGTTTTAAAAAGCTTGTTGAAAAAATTTGAATTAAACGAGGGATATTTAATTGGAATACGTTAAATAATATTTGGAGGAGGTGACAAAATGAAAAGAGATAAAAAAGATACAGAATTCGCAACAGATGAGCCAACAAAACAAACATTTTCTAGTGATGCAAATCTAGGCAGGATGAAAGAATCTACGAGGGGTAAAGGATATACTGAGCTCCCTCACCCAGATAAAGAAGACCTTATTATTAATGAGAAAAAAGGAAAGTCCACTTCATTATAATCTAAGACTATTTAACGTTTTACCTATTTAGACCCTCATTCAAAGTGGTCTTTTTTCAAATTAGTATATAGCTTTATTAATCGGTTAAAGGACCTATTAATTAATGCTAAAGATTAATGATGGCAACAACTGATACACTTTTGAAAACATAGAATACGGCGTAGCAAGCTGCCGTAACAGAATCGCTACGCCCATTTTACTGAGAAAATGCTTGAAAATGTTACAATCACCTTTGACATATTCCCATATGATATAAAAGAATGGCTAAAATTTTTTAGTGCTAAACGTACCTAACTGATATAAAAGCACTGAATTAATATTAGTGCTTTTAATTTATTCATGGATATTTTTATTTAACAAATGGTGGGGATATATTAACAGAAAGACCACCCATATCGGAGTGGTCTTTCTTATGTACCCTCTAAAATAATAGAGATATCGATAAAAGAACTGAAAATGTAAAGCCGATACTCCATAACGAACCCAGTATTTTTTGATTTTTAATATCTCTATCTTTTTTTAGTTTTTCCAATAACTGAACTAAATTGATAAACCATAGTAAAGAAAATAACAACGGTAAAAAATAATAATAGAAAAATAAATCAGCCATTCCAAATCTCCCCTTACAAATCCTGCTCTGTGATAACCCTCTACCTTGGTTACCCTGAAAGTAAAAACCACATAGCTCATAAAATCAACCAAATTACTGCTATACCTATTAGTAAACGTTTCATACTCCCCCATCAAGTCATTTTTCTACTAATCTGTTTTGTTTAGTTTTATTATACCTCTATTTACATTCATATGGATATTATTTTCCATTTGTCATTCCCACCAATTTTCTAAATTACTTGGTGAACTACTCATAGATTGTATCATCCATGTCGAGAAAGATGTGAAAGCAGGGAATGAAGCAGCAAAAGAAATTAATGCTAAATAAAGATCGTATGATGAATCAAAAAATGGGATAGGTACTCAATTTCAACTGAGCGCCTAAGCTTTATTACTATATGCACCTACAAATTCAGCTCTTACTGATACTCATTCTTATATTCCTTTTCTTTTGTGCATTAGTTTTGAAGAATAAAACAGGCAGTTGATAAGTAGATCTACTACAATCACAAGCTAGTAAAAAATAAACTTGGATGTAGTCCAGTCACCTATTGTAAAAGATTGGCTTCATAAAAAAACAGAATGGAGAAATCCATTCTGGTAAAAGTTTAACTTTTAGGGTTCACTCACATACGAGTGGCTTTTTTATTAATAAATATACACGATATTTATTATGGTAAATAAGTATTATATTGGTTAAAGTTGTTTTTATAGGTTATTTATAATAGCCTTGTTAATTTAAAGGAGGATACATAGGTGGTAAATTTATTTAAGAAAAGTTTTATTTATTTAGCATTATTTATGCTAGTATTAGTAAGTTTTAATGTTGAAAATGCACATGCAGAAGATGGATATTCAGAAAATTTAATACCTAAAATGACTTCAAATGAATCAGACTTTGGTAAAGCATCATCTTCAAGTAACTATGGTGACACACCAAGTTGGAAAGCATTTGATGGTGTTCTAAACTATCAAAATGGGAGTACATATAATGCTTGGGGGACTACAAAGGAAACTGGATGGTTAGCATATGAATTTACAACTCCAAAAGCTGTTAGTAAGTATGTAATGTATAATAGTGGACAATGGCCAACTTTATTTCCAAACACATGGACTTTTGAAGCATGGGATGGATCTGAATGGATAGTTTTAGATTCTCAAAGTAATGTTACTAAAGAAGAATGGAAAAAGAACCCTAAACAAAGTTTTACTTTTGAAAATACTAACTTTTATAACAAATATAGAGTTAATATCATCTTGGCCAACGGTGCAACAGGCACTGTTAAATCTGGAATATGTGAACTTCAAATGATGGAAAAAATTTCCTCATCTGTTGAATCTATATCTTTAGATAAAAATGAATTAGAACTAGTAGAAGGTAGTCAAGATAAATTAACCGCTACCGTTACTCCAGATACAGCAAAAGTAATATGGGCATCAAGTGATGCATCAATTGCCACTGTAGATCAAAACGGTAATGTAACTGCTATTCGTGAAGGTCAAGCAATCATTACAGCAACGATAGAAAACACAGATATTTCAGCTACAAGTGCAGTTAATGTTAAGAAACCAAACAATGAATTTTCAAATGCTATTCTTAGTATTACTTTGGTGAATGGAATAACAAAAGAATATGATGTAACGAATGCAGTTATAAACAACTATTTAAGTTGGTTCGATAGTGCACAAGGTACATCAACATTCAAATTTTCTAAAACAATTTCACCTTATAAAAAAGTAACGGAATATATTGTTCATGATAAAATCGCTTCATTTGAAGTAAGAGAATATTAAAAAAAAAATGACCAGGTACTCACTATCAATTGAACTGTACCCCGTCAAGTAGACAGTGGAAATAATAAAAATGTATTAAGCGGCTTGAGTCCTGAATTCTAACGGACTCAAGCCGCTTAATCGTTTCTGATAACGATAGTAATTATAAAAATGAATATAATCATCAATCGCTAGTTTTAACTCTTCATATGAATTGTACTTATCTAAATAATACTTCTCACACTTCAATGTGCCCCAAAATGATTCAATTGGTCCGTTATCAATACATCGACCAATACGGGACATACTCTGTGTCATATTGGCAGTTTCCACAATTCGCTTAAATTCCTTCGATGTATATTGAAAACCTCGATCACTATGTATTAATGACTGTTCGCCTGATTGTAATGATTGAATAGCTGATTTGATTGTTTTGAAAACAAGGGAATTATTATTCGAATGACCGAACACATAACTCACAATTGAACTATCATATAAATCGATAATTGCACTTAAATAAGCTTTTTTCCCATTTCCATACTTAAACTCTGTGACATCTGTACACCATTTTTCATTTGGCTTTTTCCATGTAAATGCTCGATTTAATACGTTCTCCGCCACATGATGTGCTGGGGATTTACGATAAGGCTTGCGCTTTCTACGAATAACAGACTTCAATCCACTAATCTGCATTAAACGATAAATACGCTTTTCGTTAACCATCGTTTGATTATTTTCTTTTCGCTGACGATTGATGGTCAACGTTGTACGACGATAGCCGTAAATACCATCTACTTGTTGGTAAAGGAGATGAATGTCCTTTAAAATTGCTTCATTTTCAACTTCTCTGTTAGAAGGCTTGCGACTTAGCCACTTATAGTAAGCTGCACGCGAAACATCAGCTATTTCACATAGTAAAAGAATCGAAAGTTCTTCCTCTCTATGTAATTCTTGAATCGCTAAATAGCGTTGCTGTAGACGTACTTGGCTTAGCGACGCCTCCTTTCGATTTCCTCTAACTTTTTTAAAAATAAATTTTCTACACGTAAACGTTCATTTTCACGTTCAATACGTTGAATCTCTAATTTCAATTTCTCCTCAACGGTTAATTCGACTTCATCTTTTGTGCGACCACGACGATCACGTAATCCCTCTTCACCGTTCGTTTCAAATTTCTTCGTCCATTGATATACCTGTTGATACGAAACACCATAGGTGTGCGCTGCCAACTGATAATTTTTCTGGTGCTTCAAACAGTACTCGACAATCTCAATACGTTCTTCAAAAGTTGTCTTTCTTCCTTCTGTCATAGCTTGACTCATTCCTTTACCTGAATCTTTTATTTCACTATGACTAGTATACTTTTTTACCCAGCTTTTTAAAACGGAGGTCCTGCTAATCTCGTATTTCGCCAACACCTCCATCTGTGAATAATTTCGTTGATTGTAATCCTCCACAGCCGCTAATTTTAACTCTTTTGAATAGAACTTACATGAAGTGGCTTCTTGTAATCCTTCACGTCCACCTGCCTCAAATTTCATTTTCCGTCTATGAAAAGTTTGACGATCTATTGAAAACCTTTCACACAATTCATTGATAGAATAGTGACCTTCTTCGAACAATTGAAGGATATGTAGTTTCAACTCGAGTGGATGTTTGCTTCGCCCCATAAAAAATACTCCCCTTAGATAAACAGATTTTATTTTTTCATCTGTCTACCTAATAGGGAGCATATCATCTTCCATTGAGCGCCTGGTCTTTATTTTGGTGACTGATTAATAATTTTTCTACCTGAGTTCTAAAAGCCATATTAGCTTATCTGAGTACCACATGATTACCAGCTGTAGCTATATGCACATCACTAAAATATTCGTCTATCTTTTCACACTTCACCAATCTTATTTTATCCTTTGCCAACAGCCTTTTTGAATTGTAATAATCTTGGCTTATGTCTTTTAGTAACTTATCAAGGATTGGTAAATAAACTTTACTCATTTTCAAATTTTCAATTACTGAGAAATCACGTTGTAATGATTGAACTGCCATTTCTAGAATTAAAAATTTATGAAATAGTCGCCTTTGTTCAGGTTTCAGCATACAACTTCATCCCCTCGATAAGAACATTCGTTCGTATCATTTTAGAACATTTGTTTGTATTTTGACAAGTATTAATTTGTGGAAATAAAAAAAGCCCAGGCTCAAATTAATGAGTACCTAGGCTTTAAAATGCACCTTGAGAAACTAAATATTACAATCCATAATTCGGAGATGCAACAGTTAGTTTAAATGGTAAATCGAAAGTCGATGTGTATCGTGCTCTAATTTCAACGTAATACCATCCATATGCACCGTTTACATATACAGTATCATAATTTTGTTTGTTTCCTACAGATAAATAATTCTCACCATAAACGAAAATCTCATGGGCACTATCGTCTGACTGAGTGTTGAAAACTAGAGAGGGGTAACCATCATTAATTCCAACATAAACTTTATAGTATGAACTTCTTGAATATCTAGTAGTACTTCCATATACAGGCTTATCTAATTGTATTTCTTTTGCATTTTGATAGATACTTGTTGGTTGAACATTTAAAGTAGTAGGTGCTTTGATTTCTTCTGATGTTGTTTTTGCAGATGCTGAATCTGGAAAAATGATTATTAAACCAAGACTAAGTACTGTAAAAACAGAGTATATTAATTTCTTCATTATTATCCTCATTTCATGTATACAATTTATATCTACTTAAGCAAATACAGTTTTTCCTCGAGTTACCAATATCCTATCATTACCATCATACCCATATCAATGGTAAATTGACGCCACTTTTTGGCGGTTTTAATTGAGCATTTTTGGCGGTTTTTTACTAATCAAAAGAAATAACGCCATAACCCGCCATTTACAACGCCATTTTTTGGCGGGATAAATATTTTGGTATAGTAAATTAGATGTTATTATCCGAAAAATTATTGACATATAAATATTATTATGAGCAACTAAATCCAATACAATTGTAAATAAAGGTTCACAAAATCACAAAATGATTTAATTAATATTAAAATGTTAAAAAGACCGGTTTAGCTAAATTAGCCTAGCTGATCTTAGATGTTTTACTAGTTCCTCTGAGAAATAATAATTTTCAAACCTTCAAAATCACCACTTGTCATCGTACCTTGATCGAATTTATCAAGCCACGACTTATCGATTTTCTTTTTATCCACTGATTGTTTAATGTAATCACGTACAGCTGCTTTAGTTGTGTCATTAGTGAATAACATTTTATCATCATCCTTTGCTATTGGTTTAGTTGTATTGCCTTCCACAGTTAATTGCACTTGGTATTTACTATTGGTTGGTATAATTACTTGTCCTTCAATATTGTATCCCTTTGGCATAATCCAATTTGGCTTAACTTCAAAGTGAGGACGATCAATATTACCTGTCCAATCCCCACCCCATTCAATGTCAAGCTTACGTGCAATAGCCCCTACTCGACTTAGGGTTGCTACATCATATAAAGACTGTGGAGGACCAACAGCAATATCCCATGCTAAGCGTGACTTATGGTTACTGTCTAGTGTCCAAGTGACAATCTGCCCTAGTCGAGTTCTTCCCTGTGCATAAAGGTACTTCTGTCGTTCTTGTGAGCGATATGTTTCAGTAATAAAGACGTTCTTAATACCTGCTTTAAAGCACTCTTGGAATAACAATCGACAGGCTGTTTGTGCAGCCGGTAATAGTTCCGAAATATCTCGGCAAGTTGTTGTAATGCTTGTCATTTCACATCACCCTTTGGCTTGTCATAATTCAATGTTTGCTCGCTGTCTGAGGTACCTTTGGTAGTAGGGTCGATAATAATACCAAGTAAACCTAAAATGCTTAATACAGTCTCTGAAATGGCTGTGATTTGTGCATTGTAAATCGTAATATCGACATTAAAAATGCCCGCTGTTTGATTAGCGAGCACTAATAGTAATGCGATTAATGAAACCCAAAATTGTTTATGTTGTAAGCGTACTTTCCAGTTGATTTTCATATTACATCAATCCTCCTTTAATAATAAAAGCCAATACTGCACTTGCCAGACCACCAATTAACAATCTCAATATCCAAGTTGTATTGTCTTTAATCCTGCCTAAATCTTCTCGAATTTCCTTGATATTTGGTTCAGCTACAGCAAGACGTGTTTTCACATCGCTCATATCTGTTTCTAATCTTTCTATTCGTTGATCCATGTCAACACCTCACAAATAAAAATAGCACTGTTCGGCACAGTGCATTGCTTAGGTCTTGTTGTATAAAAATAGCCCTCCACAATTATCTGTGGAAGGCAATATAAAAAGCACCCTCAATTGAGAGTGCGCTAAAACTTAATAATACTAAATTAACTCTCTATGGGCCTAAAATAACCGTGACAATTGTATCTGGGTACCCCGTAGCTTTAATATTTATTATCTATGTTCCATCTGTCATGAATCCATGTCCTGAAACAACGAATTGTCCCTGTAATCCAGTACTACTATGAGTATAAGTTAAGCTTGTAAATGCAGCTCTCCAAGCTATATCATCATTAAAGCAAAATACAAAAGGTGTATTACTAACTACTTGATAAATATTACGAGAACGAGAACTAGAACCTATGGTTAATGGAACCACCTTTACATTTCCGTTGCTATTCTCGTCTTATACCTTCTATATATTTCAGTTTTATAACGAGCCTTCACCGAGCAGGCGACTTTCATCGCACACGGCGATTCGTCAACAATAGATATCTAAAACTTATTTCCCCACTTTAACTATATATAAAATATTGAGGAATGTTAATAGTTCTTCAAAAAATGCAACAATGTTGATTGAAAGTGGACAACCTATAAAACCTGTATAAAAAAGATTTGGACACAGCAGATCAGCAACAACTGAAGACCGCTATGTCCATTTAACTCAAAAGATGGCAAGAGATGCTGCCGATATGTTTGATTCCATCGCAAATGATTTATAAATTACTGGAACAATTTTGAAGCGGTGGCAAATCGGTGGCCACCTCCACCATACAGGTATAAAAAAGCACAATTAAAACCCCTATAAACGCTGTTACATCAACCTTACTTCGTATCATCCATCTTCAGTACAGCCATGAATGCCTCCTATAGAAATGCTATATTCAGGCGTATCTTTTTATACTTCTATAGAGCCGACAATCCTATAATATATAAGGGTTTGTCGGTTGTTTTTTTATTTAATTTTATTCATGGATATTTTCATTTATCGAGCTTTATTTTCTGCATATGGTGGGGATATGATGGGGAATTTAAATAGACCACTCCATGATGAGTGGTCTTACTACGCATTTTAAATTTTATACATTTACACCAAAATAAGAAGCAATACTAGCGGAGGTTCCTAACAAATGAAAAATTTTAGTAGCGTTACTTCCTGCTGCCATTAAAAATCCTTTCATTTTAGATTTTGAATCACTCTGCGCTTCAATATCACCTTTTACCACTGCTTCCTTAGATTCCTTTAACAATGACTCAAGGCTTGTTTTTAAATGTGGTTCTAAATCCTCAATTTTAACTAACTCATCTAAAACTTTATCAAATTCATTTTCTATACCAGTTGAACCTATATTATTTTGACTCATACTGCCATTATTGATCCCTGCTACTTGATTATTGGTTCCATGGATCGTCTGAGTAATGTTATTATTTAAAATTGGTTGTACGGGGTCAACATAGTCATTTAATCTTGAATAAATATTCCCTGCATCTTTTAAATTTTCGAAGTACCCCCTACCATTTGCATATAATTGTTCTGCAATTTTAAAATTTTCATTTGAGTAAACTTTCCATCTTTCCCCACCGTTATATGTTCTTCCATATTCACGAGAATAGTCACTTGAATTTGTCCCAATTTTTTTTAATAGATTTACTTCTTTTACAGTTATCCGTTTATTAGCTATTGCTAGTAAAACACCTTCTAAGTCTACAATAAAGGTTCTAAAGCATCTTATACTTTGCACAAGTGTACTTTGGAAATCATACGGAATGGTTTCATCCCAATAACCATTCTTCCGTAAAATTTCTATATTTTTTTCAAAGAAATCCTTTGTTTCCTTTGTAAAACTAATCCAGTCGGTAATATTTTCTATTATATCCTCAATTGATTGATCATCGTAATTCGTTGCGCCAGCCATAAAACCTTGTGCCATAAATAAATTCCCTCCTAAACTTACAAAAAGTAATTATAATGTAATTATAGTTAAATATTCTCCTATTTACCATAAGATTCTATCAAGACAGTTACCTAAGTTTGGTCTACTACATATTTCGGAACGACTATCATGCTCATTCAGCCAATTATAGAAAGGTACTGGCCGTTCTTTAACGGGTGTTTCTTCTACAGATGCAGATTTGTTAGGCTTCACTTTCGAACGTCCCACAGCCTTGTTATACGCTCCTACAAATACGGCTCTTAATGTGCTTGTAACTGTCAGAACACCTTCTTTAATGTCCAAAGCAATTTTAAATAGCACGTTCTTAGCTTTTATAAAGTCAGGTGCATTTTGAACCTGTGCAGCTAATACAACTTTGTGTAACTCATCTTTCAAGTTGTCAGCTAAAGGCAAGCTATTCATGAAATCGAATAACATCACCTGGTACTCGTTCATGTATTCCTTATGAGCTTCTTTTTCAGCATGTGCTGATTCATATACTTCTTGTAAATTGCTTGTTTTAAAAGAAGAAAGATAAAAAGAACTAGATGGTTGGTTTTCAGATTGTGGAGGGCAAACCGCGTCATTACTAGCTTCATCGACTGTCTCTCGTTGGGACACGCTCGATGGGACATAAGGTAAAATGCGATAAATACTAGCCCCTTTAATGCCGTTTAATTTAGTACTTGGCACTTTTTCGATGATGCCTAACTCCGCTAATTTCTTCATTGATCGATAAACCGTCTTTGTGCTTATCTCTAATGCTGCAGCAATAGTACTTGCTTTCAAGTGGCATACACCTGTGTGTTCTAAGCTGTGTGATGCAAGTTTGTAAATGATGGCTCTTTCTGATTCTGTTAAGTCGTAATAGTGAACAGCCATGTGGTCCTCCACACTCTTATCCATATCTGCTACTGAATTGAATGTTATGTATTGTGCTAGGTATTCGAATGCCATTTGTATTTCACCTCACTCAAAGAGTAATAACGTTACTTTAAAAATAAAATAATTATTAATAAAGTAATTTTATTACCCATATGATAACACCACTAAAATAATAATGCAATTACTAATTGCGTAATTTTGTTTATTAATTTATAATTTAATTATGGAATAAGAAATAAAGGTAGGTGAAATGCGTGTATATTAAATCACGGTTGAAAATATTACTTGCAGAACGAGACATGAATCAGAAGGATTTAGCGGAGAAAACAGGCTTGACTACACGCTTAATCAGTGAGATAGCCAATAATAAAGTGAAGATGTATCCGAAGGAAGCATTAGAAAAAATTATGGTTGCACTAAATATTGATAATATCGGTGAATTATTTCAAACAGTAAATGAAGCAGATAACTGATTACGGTTGTCTGTTTTTTGTATACTTTCTTTGCGTTATTTCCTAAAATGGTAATATCAAGGGAGGTTTTTATTTATGAAGAAATTATTTTATATTGGAGCATTGTCAGCATTATTACTTACTGCATGCGGTGAGGAAGAGGCAGCACTTAAGGAAGAGGCACCTGTATCTGAAGAAAAGGATACTACTGATAAAGTTGCTGAAACCAAAGGCCCATCACAAGAAGAATTGAATGAAAAAATGAGAAGTGAAGCAATTGAATTAGATTTTGTAAAAGCAAATGGTGGAGAAATTGAACAAGATACTAAGGTTACGATTAGTGGAAAAGTTACTAATATAACTGAGGAAGGCGTTGGAGGTACATTCACTGTGACTACTAAAGAAGGTGATGGCTATGGTATGTTCTCAGTAAAAAACTTTGCTCTAAAAGATGTTACTGTGGATTCTGAAGTAACAGTTTATGGAGTATTTGATGGAAAAGATGAACTGGGATTCCCAACAATCAATGCAACTATTATAGAATAGGTCACTCAAATGAGTGGCTTTTTTTATGAAAATTTATAACGAAATAGGAAAATAAATCTTTAATATCTGTTTACTTGAGTATGTAGGTGTAGTATAATAAGAGTATAGAAAGGAGGTAACAATAATGGAACTTGAAAGAGTAGTAGCAATCACAGCATTCGTCAACTTAGCAATCGCAATCATTAACTTCCAAACAGCAAAGTTAAACAACCAGAAAGCGAAAGCACTTGATGAAAAAGAAAAAGACACCACTTCAAAGAAGTAGCGTCCAAAACAAAATTTAAAAACGAAGGTTAAGGCTAGCACCCTTAGCCTTCACACTAAATATAAATGATTTGCAGATGTTATACAATCAAATTGAAAAAGGAGAAGTGATTTTCATGACGACTTTAACTTTAATTCTCACAGTTGCAGCACTCTTAATTATTGGTGCCACAGTTGTTACAATGAGGAAAAAATAATAAAACTAGGTGGTATCATCCAATGTCGAAAAACTACTCTTTCAATAGCAAAGAAGAATTTATAAAATTAGTTCAAACGGAGATCCTAACATCATCAGAAGTGTTGGAGGAACTGCAAATTTCAAGGCAGTCCTTAAATTCACTTGTAAAACGAGGTAAGCTAATTCCTATCAAAGAGTTACCACGCGATCGAATGTTTTTACGTGAAGATGTGGAAGCTAGAAAAGAAGCAGCCAAAGAATTGAATGCTAAATACAGACCGTATGATGAATAAAAAATGGACCAGGTACTCACATTCAATTGAGCGCCTGGTCCTTATTTTGGTAACTGATTAATAATTTTTCTACCTGAGTTTTAAGAGCCATATTAGCATATCTGAGTACTACATCATTACCAGCCGTAGCTATATGAACGTCACTAAAATACTCGTCAATCTTTTCTACTTTAAATAACCTTATTTTCTCTTTCGCCAATAACCTTTTTGAATCGTAATAATCATGGGAAATGTCTTTTAGTAACTTATCAAGGATGGGTAAATAAACTTTACTCATTTTCAAATTTTCAATTACGGAGAAATCACGTTGCAATGATTGAACTGCCATTTCTAGAATTAAAAATTTATGAAATAGTCGCCGTTGTTCAGGATTCAACATACAACTCCATCCTCTCGGTAAGAACATTCGTTTGTATTATTTTAGAACAAACGTTTCCGTTTTGACAAGCATTAATTTGTGGAAATAAAAAAAGCCCAGGCTCAAATTAATGAGTACCTGGGCATCTTCCTATTATTCAGCTATTCCGCTTTAGATATTTCTTTAATATTCTCATCAAATTTAACTGGTGAAAGTATTAGACCACCGTTTTCATCAAATAAATAAGAAGTGTTATCGCCCCACCCATAAACATTGCCACTTTCTCCTAATGCAATTACAAATCGTTCACCAATAATAATATCAATTACTGGTTCTGGGATTGATATTTTCTCTTTACTAGAGATTGTTCTTTTTTTAGTATCACCTAAGCCTAGTTGTCCGTATTCATTACTTCCCCAAACATAAAGGTCTCCGTTTGCTTGTAACTTATAAAATGCCTTGTTACCAACAAACAATTGAGATATTGTTTGTACAGGTTTCTCAGGCTCCACTGGCTCTTCCTGTGGTGGTAGTAATTCGCCGTTTTCATCAATATCTAATGCATCCAAGTTTATACCTTTTGAATAACCTTCTGCTACTCGGATTATAGCACTATGTCTTTTATTTTCTAAACCTGTTACTTCAGCTATTAACGTCTGATTTTGTGTTGGTCCATGTATAGAAAATGTTTGTTTTACTTCTCCATCTATAACCAATTCTACTTTTTCAGCGTAATAATTACTTGTGTTCCATCTACGCACGATAATTCGAACTTTATCTCCTGTGAAATCAAATAATACAGGTTTATCATTTGCGGATGTATAAGAATAGCTACCGTTATATGGAGCACCATCTTTTGTGCTTTCGTATCCTTTTTTTATAATAGCTGGATGAGAATCGTCGTATCTTTTCCAACCAATTTCCGGTTCCTTTAATTGTTCTCCAATAGACGCTGCTTTAGCTTTGTTTCCCTCGATATCTAGAAGTGAGAAACTAAATAGTATAGCTATAGCTGCTGATACTATCATTAAAATCTTTTTCATAGTAATCCTCCAAAGTGATATTAATAGATTAATTATCCTATTTTAAAAATAATATAATTGACTTAATTATTATTCATTTTATTACATATTTCAACATATATTTCATCATATAACAAATGCAGGTTAATACTTTTAATTAATACGCTGAGCAATAATGATTTTCAAACCTTCAAAATCACCACTTGTCATCGTACCTTGGTCGAATTTATCAAGCCACGACTTATCAATTTTCTTTTTATCCACTGATTGTTTAATGTAGTCACGTACAGCAGCCTTCGTTGTGTCATTAGTGAATAACATTTTATCATCATCCTTTGCAATTGGTTTAGTTGTATTGCCTTCCACAGTTAATTGCACTTGGTATTTACTATTAGTTGGAATAATTACTTGCCCTTCAATTTTGTACTCCTTTGGCATAATCCAATTTGGCTTTACCTCGAAATGAGGACGATCAATATTCCCTGTCCAATCTCCACCCCATGTGATGCCTAGCTTACGTGCAATAGCGCCTACTCGACTTAGGGTTGCCACATCATATAAAGCCTGTGGAGGACCAACAGCAATATCCCAAGCTAATCGTGACTTATGGTTACTGTCTAGTGTCCAAGTAACAATCTGCCCTGGTCGAGTTCTTCCTTGTGCATAAAGGTACTTCTGTCGTTCTTGTGAGCGATATGTTTCAGTAATAAAGACGTTCTTAATACCTGCTTTGAAGCATTCTTGGAACAACAATCGACAGGCAGTTTGTGCAACTGGTAATAGTTCAGAAATATCTCGACAGGTTGTTGTAATGCTTGTCATTTTACATCACCCTTTGGTTTGTCATAATTTAATGCTTGCTCGCTGTCTGAGGTACCTTTTGTAGTCGGGTCGATAATAATACCAAGTAAACCTAAAATGCTTAATACAGTCTCTGAAATGGCTGTGATTTGTGCATTGTAAATTGTAATATCGACATTAAAAATGCCCGCTGTTTGATTAGCGAGCACTAGTAGTAATGCGATTAATGACACCCAAAATTGCTTATGTTGTAAACGTACTTTCCAGTTAATTTTCATATTACATCAGTCCTCCTTTAATAATAAAAGCCAATACTGCACTTGCAAGACCGCCAATTAACAATCTCAATATCCAAGTTGTATTGTCTTTAATCCCGCCTAAATCCTCTCGAATTTCCTTGATATTTGATTCAGCCACAGCAAGACGTGTTTTCACATCGGTCATATCAGTTTCTAATCTTTCAATTCGTTGATCCATTTCAACACCTCACAAATAAAAATAGCACTGCTCGGCACAGTGCATTGCTTAGGTCTTGTTGTATAAAAATAGCCCTCCACAGATCGTTGTGGAAGGCATTATTTAAAGTAGACTATTCTATTCCCAACAATTTTTTCGATTGTTGAATAGCTAGGTTCTTTACTACTTCGAAGGAAATTTGCGCAATCTCAAGTCCTTTTTCTTTTGCAATCCCCTTTGTTTTATTCCAAATATTATCATCTTCAATTGCACTTAGGTAATCTTGACCTTCCCAAGTTAACTCTACATCGAAAATTTTACAATCCCCTTCTAATTCATCCATAGTTTTGAAGGTCAACAGATCTTTTTGACACATGATTTTAATATGGTAAATTAATTTTTCATCTAATCTTACATCTTCTACATCAGCATTTGCATAACGTCCTAGTTGTAAGTTATAATCACTTACCCCTTCAGCAGTATCAATTAATATCTTTCTTACTAATTCCATGTCTCTGCGCATTTATCATCTTCCTTTCATCTACACACAGTTCGACAAAAGGAAATGATTTCCTTCTAAAAAAGACAATAAAAATAACGCTAGCTTATGCTAAATTGGTTCTGTACATTATGGCACTGTTTTTTATAAGTTTTATTAATCTCTCCACAGTCTAATCAAGTTAACCAAATATGTTCCAATTGAATTGATAAAACAGTGTGTAGCTTCTAAACTAGCAAGTATAAAAGTGAAAAATGTAAGAACATCTAATTGTGTAGCTGAACTGTACAATACTTTTAAATAAATATAGACCGCTAAAAATCCATATGCAGTCATTTTTATCATATTCACCATAATTTCAGAGATGCTCATCTCTTCGTCTTCATATCTAAATATTTTATACCAAAGTGAAAATAGAATAAGTACTCCAATTAAAGGCACTATAAAATCAAATAACCACTTTGCATTAATTTGCATAATATCAGCAGACATATCCCAACTCCTCAATTTATAATTTTATAAAAATTCCCCTTTCTATTATTCTACAAAAGAGAGAAAAACTTCAATAACTTTATGACATAAAAAATAACGCTAGCTTAAGCTGCGTCTACTTGTTTTCGTTATCGTTTATTAAATGCTCGGATTTTTTCTCTTGAAGAGATACATCTACTCCTTCTTTTAAATCAGGTCGTTTAGTAATGCATTCTTTATACGCCAATGCTCCAGAAGTAATACGATATACTAGGAAATCAATGATAACTTGATTCATATTATAGCCCCTCTTTCTCTAAAATAAGTGTTTGTATTATTTCTTCTAGTTGAGCGATTTTTTCCGAATCTGAAATTACTGGTTGTATAGGTTCTATAGAATCTATGAAGTCTTTATATTCTAGCTCGGTAACTTGCGTGATGAACTCGTTATCTGGAACTGTATAATCAGTAACATTATAAATAAGATAGCAAATCGTATAATCGGAGTTGTAGATAGCTGTGTTGGGGACAACCGAGTTTGGTGAGTTAATATCCAGACCATGATAATCCATGTTTCCATTAGGTTGAACAACATCCGTAATCTTCAAATAAGCTAATTGAACCTCGTTGTTTTGTGTGTTTTCATTTGACATGTTTATATCTTCCTTCCTATGTTTGTTAATAATTCTGCAAACCCAAGTACAGTTCCAGCACTTCCATCATGACTGTTTAACCATGTTTCTCGCCAAGCGTTATTTTCTCGGTTAACAATACCACTCCAAGTGTCGGCGGTTATTAGCCACACGTTCTTTTGCAACAGTCTGGTCATCCCATATCCACCTGCATAATATGCAGTCATTGAATGCTCCATAACCATACTCGTATTGAATATCCCATATCTTGAACCTGATATATCGCCCTTGTTGCCGACTAATTTTAAATCGTTAGAATTAACATAGGGGTCTATAGCTATTAGTGCGCTCGGATTGTAGAAGCTAGAAGGGAGGAATATAGTTCTAACAGCTATCCCAGTAGTCCAGTCATACTCCGTAACCCTATCAAATTGTCTCGCTACTTGAACAAACCCATGGCGAACCGTGTCTATATATGTGTAATACTTGTTAGAGGGCTCTGGCAGAGTAACAGTGTTAGTAGCTATCCCAAGAGCATTTCTGTGAATAACTTGGAACTTCATTGTATTGTTTGAGTCGTTCCCAGTAACCTCAAGAGATACTCTACCGCCATCGTCAGTCTGTCTATGAACCTTACCGTTATCTCGTCTAACTGTAGTATTTTGGATATCGGCATAAGTATCTATTTTACCATGCGTGGTATCTATAACCCCAACGACTCCATCGATTGTAACGCCTCTTCTTAGATTCTCAGGTTTTAAGTTACTCAAGTCCAGCGTACCAGTCTTCAACCCATCAACTGTGCCAAATATCTTACCCTTTCTCACATCATTAGTTGTTACATCTCCGTATTCGCCCCCTTCATCAGTTAGTGTAAAAACCGAACCATCATATGAAATATTGTAAATTCCTCCGGCTTTCATACCACCTACTGGTAATGCTAAGTTACCGTTTCGTCTTAGATTCCTAACGCCTTGCCCGTCTATATTAACAGTCATAGTACCACTAGTGTTTGTAGTAGTGTTTTTGAACTTATACGACATTCCTTCGGTGTAAGCCGTTATAGGTTTGGAGTTACCTGCAGAAGTGATAATTAACGCATTAGTACCTGTAGCCCTTCCGTAGTTATTATGACGGATTGCGTCTTTATTGTGATTGCCGAAGTCCACCTCAAGTTGAGCGATACGAGCCGCTAAGTTACCAGCGACATCTCCATTAAGAATGTCTTTAATGCTGTCGAACCATATGTTGAAATCGTCTTTCGTATGTTGTTTCCATATATCTAAGTCAGTAGCTACGCTATTAGTAGTTTGAGTGAACCAAGCTTGATATTGATTGAAAATTGTAGTTGTATCAACTTGATTGACTGTGCCATGGACGATACCACACAGAGTACTATTTAATCGTTGGTCAGTGATATTAGCCTGCGTAATTTGAGTAACACCGTTATTAATCAATACATCAGCTAATGCCAACTCATAAGCATCCGCATCACGTTGTAATGCAGGAGCTACTGGACTACTCGCGAATGTGCCTTTCTTAATTAAAACTTCAATTTCACGTTTAACATGATTAAGTTTCATAACTACGCGATCGATACGTTTTAATAAGCCATCTGCGTTGTCATGCTTCAATACATAATCTCCATCATTGACTATAAAGTAACCATTAATCCATCCTTTACCTGCCTTTACGGATGTGGTCATGTTTGAATTTGCAGTTACCTGTAATCCTGTACTCGGATTAGGAAATACCCCATTGGCGATTAATGTACCGAAAAAAAGTGCAAAAAAATCAGCGCCGTATTTACGGTCACCGTTGATACTATTATGAAATCCACTTGTAATAGCCACTATTTTACCTCCCTTTTTATTTTGTCTAGTAATGTTGGAATTGCTGTTCCATACTCTAAATTCAGCGTATATCCCTCGCGATTAAATACTTCTTTCACTCCTACAATTCGTTGATGCATAACAATTCCTAAGTCATCATTTCGGTTTGTTACGACATCACCAAGAAAATAATCTTCATTAAACTTAAATTGTGAATGTAAATTTGCTTCGCTTTCAAATGTTCGAATACGTTGATAATCTTGCTTTCGATTGTTTCCTCTTTCTTTTAGCAAATCTATATATTCATTTTGTGGGATAATTACCGTCTCTCCGTCTTCGTTATATTCACTTTGCAAATCTCGAGCATCAAAAAAGACTTCCCTGCGATTAAATCCGCTGAAAGTCTCTCCAACCTCTACAATAGTTCTGTCGTTTTCTTCCCCTTCACCAGCCACATAAGCAGTTGATTTATAATTACTTTTATCATC